TATGAGTACTAGATGTCATGTTATTTTAGAAAAGAAAGATTGTGAAACTGAATTTGTGTATCATCATTTTGATGGCTATCCCGAAGGTGTCGGAGAAGAACTCGTTGGACTTCTCAAGAAATATAACAAGCAGCACTGGGAGCCAGTTGCGATTGCGAACTGGCTTGAGAAGCAAGATGACCTGTATGAGCCTGATGACGGCATTCATGGTGATGAAGAATATGTCTATGTGATTGACTGTGACAAGCACACTTTGCAGTGTTTTGAATATTGCAACGGCATTGGCGCAGAATGCAAAATCAACGGCAATGTGTTTGACGGCACGAACAGCGTTGACGCAGGCGATGATGAGACTAATGAAGATCCCATATTTGACACAATTGATTTTGACACTTACTGGGAATCATATATGAAAATAGTTTCTGCTATGATTGCGTCAAATGAATATGATCTTGATGACATCCCAGCAAAGGCGAAGGCCATGGTGTCTTCATGTTTCAATGAATTAAGGACATCATTATTGTAGATATATAATTTATCATCTATAAAAAGAAAGTGTTCTAGAAGTCATCTAATGAATTTCTAGAACACTTTATTATATTGATTAGTACAGTATTTATTTGTCTGTATAGAGGTCGTCGAATATTGTTTGGTCCATTGTGTACATTTTGTTGCTGCGTATGGGCACAAAGCCATCATTGTCAAGATCAAATACTGAACAAGATGTGTCGTCTGTGTAGAGGAACCATTCGTTCGGATTTTCGCCGTTTGGAGTGTTCGTGACGAATTCCCACTTGTATGTGTTGTCTTTTATTTTTTGAGTGTCGACTTTGTTCCCAAGTTCATCTGTGGGTAGATCGTTGAATGCGCGTGTGCCTTTGTTCATTCTAGCCCATCTTTCAAATTTGTCATAGGCATCTTTTTCTTTTTTGTTATAATATGCTTGTGCCGCGTCATCATCTGGCCCCCAGTATTCATTGACCTGCTGCTCTTTTATAAATTCGTTGAATTTTTTTATGTGTCCCATATTATTTGTTTATATTTTCGTTGCTTCGTTTTTGCAGTTCTTGAGTTTCGCGTTTTTGGTGTATTTGACTCCAGGAGCAAGTTCACAGTCTGTGCATTCGCCACTCACTGTAGAATCTCCAAAGATGACTGAGCCGTTCACCTCAACGCCATCAGTTATGTATGAGTTCGAGATTTCTGATTTCATTATGTCGCAACCACTGAAGAACTCACAGAAATCTGCGTTCGTGTTTATGACGTGGCTGTAATACAGTGTCACGTGTGAGATGTTTCCCGAGATGATGCTGTCCACAATGTCAACATCACGCAAGTTCGCGACTGCATAAAGTTTTGAATCTTTGATTTGCAGTCTTCCCGTGTCAGTGTCGTAGTTTATAGTCAGCGACAATGTCTCAGCAGACTTGAGAGATTTGAACAATGTGCAGAGTCTGTCTTTTATAGAAGCCCAGTATATGTTTTCATATCCATCGAGATCATACAAGTCAACCATTAGTTTGACGTGGGTGAAATGTTTCTTGAACTCATCATAAGAAACGAAATAGTCTTCGTATGAACAGCCTTCTTTAGAAAGTTTTGAAAGTCTTTCCATTTCTTCTTGGCTGTATTCTGGATTCTCTATGACTGTGTAAGTGTCCACAATCCATTTGTCGATTATCGCAGATATTTCCTGGAACTTGTCTTGGTAGTTCTCGCCACCGATGTAACGGTATGATATTATGTTGCTGCCGATTTTAGACAAGTCGATGCCATACACATTTGATGACAGCAGAGTCCTCATCGAATCGCTGGTAACGCCAGAATTGATGAGTTCAGAGACAGAGCGGGAGCCCACTCGGTTTTTTCTGTCAGGGAACATCTCATAGAGATACTTGTCATTGAACGACAGAACCAGTTTCAATGCGTTTATCTTGTATATGTTTGAGATGTTTGTCGGGAATGAGATGTTCACTGTCATATAGTCAGACCATTTTGTCTCTGCATGTTTTTTCATGATGCCAAGTATGTTTGCCAATGTGTATTTAGCTTTCACATAAGGCATCATTTCTGTCGTGAGGACTTTGCTGCTGTTCTGCTCATCAACAGTGAACTCGTCAAATTTCTTCATAGCAGATTTCTTGCAGTGAAATCTGATACTGAATGACAATGTAGCATAACTCAATATGTCATATTTTGATAGTTGCATTGGTTGTTTATTGTTGTTGAATTATTATTTTATTCCAACCCAATCGGTAAACACATTTTCATCGTAATGGTTTAGTATTGCGTTTTTGTAAAATTTAATTGTATTTATATCTATTGGGGTGTAGTTGTGTGCATCTATTCCAACATTTAATCCGTTTCTTTTAACAAGACCTTTTTCGTGGATATGTCCATATAAAAAGAAATTTGAGTTGTCGTCACATAACGGTTCGTGAACACATGAAACGTATTCATCATCTATGTTTACGTTTAGTTTGTTGGTGACAATTACACGCGGATCATCTATTTTAATTTCTTTAATATCCCTTTCATAGTTTCCCGTCAAAAGAAACATTACGCCAAAGTTTAGTTTTTTAAGGGTTTTGAAATCTCCAAAATCACCCAGATGGTAAACCACATCGTTTGAGTTCACGGTTTTGTTCCAATTTGAAATGAATTGCATGTCCATTTCAAAAGTGTTTGCAAATGGTCTTTTGCTTAATTCCAGATGTCTGTCGGAACCAAAATGGGTGTCGGATGTGAAAAACCTTTCCTTTAGCCTGTTAAATCTTGACACAACTTTTTGTGCAACTTCTTGCATTGTTTCGTAAACGGGGATGCCTTTTTTCTCGCAAACCCATTTTATATACCCGCAATGTTCGCTTTCGGGTGGCACGCCAACCACAATTCCTTTTGGACAACGGTCGCTCCATATTCCAAATTCTATGTTGGTTGTGAGTGCGGGGTGTTCATCGTTTCTATCAATCCAAAACACTATGCAAGAAGCTGTGTTGAGGCCTGTGGTTTCCCAAGTGCATTGTTTGTTGTAATAATCATTGTCGTTTGTGTCATAGTTTGGGTTGGTAGGGTTTATAATGTCTCCGCTAAATCCATGCTTTTCTAATTCATTAACCATTTTAGTTCTCCAATCTTCCCAATCTTGGTTGGTTCTTGGACAAGGCCCAGCCAAAAACACGGCGTCCTTAATGTTTTCGATGTTGTTTAGTGGTGTGTGTATCATTTGCTAAATTTTTTGTATGCTAATGTTTGACATTGACGATATCTTAAACGCATTATTTGTCTCATATCAAAACCATTCATATTTTTCTAAGCCATCTATTATTGCTTCATATTTTGCGCAAATATCCGTGAATGACGACACATCATCGACATCAAGCGAGAACCATTCGTTTAGAGTGCGTTTTGCGTTGAAATGCCGGTGCATCATTTTCTCTAACTTGTACGGGTAGTTAGACTCGAATGTCTTCATCACAAACACTTCGCCAGGGTTTCCTGTCTGTATCTCTTTCAAGCGTTCGTCGACTTTTCTTCTCGTCACTCCTATCTTGAATCTATCCGCGAGCATGTCGCAAATCAAATAAACTGTTCCTTTCATATTATCCTAATTCTGCGTTGATACTTGGATTCCATATTCTGCCTGCAGGCTTTGCTTTTGGCTTGTCGTGATGTTTTTGCTCAGGCTTTGGCGCCGCTTTTTCTTCTTGGTTCTTTTCAGGTTCTTTTTCAATAACTGGTTCCTCAAGAATCTGGTTCTTTTCAGGTTCTTTTTCAATAGTTTCTTGTTCTTGTTTTGCTGTTTTATTAAAAGATTCTATTGGACCAGATGTTCCTGAAATTCCTTTTGCCAATCTGTTTTCTTGTTCTTTAGTATTTTCTATATCAATATTTTCTTCAGGTTCTTTTTCAATAACCGGTTCTTCAACAGTCAGGTTCTTTTCAGGTTCTTTTTCAGCAATGGGTTCTTCAATCATTTCATCTTCTGTTTTTTGTCCAAACAGCACAGGTTGTTCTTGTGTTTCGTTTGAATCATTTATTTCGATGTCATGACCATCTTGAAGAACATCAGCCATTATTCTGATGAATCCCAGTGCGACCAATGGAAGTATGACGCCTGATATTCCGGCAAGGACTCGTTTCTGAGCAAGAAGTTCCATGTCAGTCATTCCGAACATGTCAATCCAGTCTTGGAAATTCTCAAGATGCACGAAAGCAGCGTACATGTTTCCCATGCATTGGAACAATGTTAAGACGACGAACATAAACCATACAAGTCCGAGTTTCTTTTTGGGAAGTATGAGTGTTGAAAGCAGGCAGGACATTGCACCGATTTCAAAACCAATTGCAAGCACCCAGCTCATTATTCCTGAGTGAGCCAACTTGAAAAATTCTGTCGAACATATAAGGCTTATGACAGCAACTATAAGGTAAAGTCCTGCGAATACAGAACAACTAAGGGTTTTAAGCCAATTTCTTTGTTTCATTGAGATTATATGTTAAATGATAAAAAATGCATAAACAATGACAGTTATGACAGCACATTATTCATGCAGGACTATGATTTGTTATTCACTTAGAGGGAAATGCGGCATTTGTGGATAATCAGCAGTGATGTCGAAGTTTATGACTTCATCAATGTCAGTGAGACTATCAACAGCAATCTTGTGCTGTATGGTGACATTGTAGCAGTCAGTCGCATATACTTCTAACACTGCAAGAAGCTGTTTTGCAGTGTTGACGTCAAGCGTTATCCGAGTCGTGCCGTACCAGATGTCAAGTTCAGTTCTTCCAAGCAGCATCAGTGATTCTATCGTGTTGCGGAGAGATGCTCTTGTCTCTCTGTCAAGCCACATCAACTGGTCACCGAGATAGAAGCCATTCACATTTGTGCTTTGGTCATACTCATCTATCTGCATCTTCTTTAGAATCTTGCGGCCTTCGATACTTGTCGGTTCTGGTTCAACTGGTTCCGGTTCAGGTTCTGGATAGATTGGGCTATCAGGACTTGGTTCTTCCGGAATCTCCTCATCTGATTCTGTATATTCGTATGGCGCGTCTTCAACATCAATCACATCAGCATATTTTGCATTTGTCCCTGACTGGATTATGTAGAAATTGCTGTTAGAATAGATGTGGTAGAGATTCACGCCATCTTCTCTTGTTTCGTAAAATTCTCTTACTATCATTTTATGGATTTATTAGTTTGTTGTATTTATAATTCTTTCATTTTAGAAGCAAATGTGCTCCAATTACTTGCGGTCTGATATGCAGACAAAGAACCAGTTGGAACATAAATGACAAGATTCGTGTTGTTTTGTATTGCATTTGTGTTACTGAGTGTTGGCGGTGTTGTTGGTTCCATATATATTTTTTGCAAAGAAGAACAACTGTAAAAACATTGAGCATTCAAACTTGTGACAGCTCTTGGAATAGTTATGTGTTGCAAAGAATAACAATTTTGAAAACAACTGTTTCCAAAACTTGTGACACCGCTTGGTATTATAACAGATTGCAAAGAAAAACAATTATAAAAACATTGATTTTCCAAACTTGTGACAGCGCTTGGTATTGTTATGGATTGCAAAGAAGAACAACCGTAAAAACATTGAGTTCCTAAACTTGTGACACTGCTTGGTATGGTTATGGATTGCAAAGAATAACAACAATAAAAACAATAATTACTCAAACTTGTAACACTGTCTGGTATGGCTATGGATTGTAAAGAACAACAATTTTGAAAACAATTGGTTCCCAAACTCGTGACACCGCTTGGGATGGTTATGGATTGCAAAGAATAACAACCGTAAAAACAACTACTTCCCAAACTTGTAACAGTATTTGGTATGGTTATATATTGCAAAGAATGACAACCGTAAAAACAATAATTACCCAAACCTGTAACAGTATTTGGCATGGTTATAGATTGTAAAGAATAACAATTATAAAAACAATAATTACCCAAACTTGTAACAGTATTTGGTATGGTTATAGATTGTAAAGAATAACAAACTCGAAAACAGCTATCTTCCAAACTTGTAACACCGCTTGGAATGGTTATGGATTGCAAAGAATAACAACCGAAAAAACATTGATTACCCAAACTTGTGACAGCGTTTGGTATTGTTATGGATTGCAAAGAAGAACAACCGTAAAAACAAGAATTTCCAAAAGTTGTGACACCGCTTGGGATGGTTATGTGTTGCAAAGAATAACAACCAGAAAAACAATAATTACTCAAACTTGTAACACTGTTCGGTATGGTTATGGATTGCAAAGAATAACAATTTTGAAAACAGTTATCACCTAAACTTCTAACACTGTTCGGTATGGTTATGAATTGCAAAGAATAACAATTTTGAAAACAATTATTATTTAAACTTCTAACACTGTCTGGAATGGTTATGGATTGTAAAGAATAACAAGCAGAAAAACATTGATTTCCCAAAGTTGTAACTGTATTTGAAATAGTTATAAATTGCAAAGAATAACAACCACTGAAGCAATTGATTCCCAAACTTGTGACACTGCTTGAAATGGCTATGGATTGTAGAAAATAACAATTGTAAAAACATTGAGTTCCTAAACTTGTGACAGTATTTGGTATGATTATAGATTGCAAAGAAGAACAACCGGAAAAGCAATAATCACCTAAACTTGTAACATTGTCTGGAATAGCTATAGACTGCAAAGAAGAACAACCATAAAAACAATAATTACTCAAGCGTGTAACTTGGTTAGATAGTTTAACATCCGTGTACACACAGTTTTGATTGTTTGATTGAGAACCTGTAATGTATGTGCTAAAACTATAAGTTCCAGAAGAACAAGATATAGCAATGTCATAGGCACTTGAATTGGTTACACCAGTATATGTGTGATTTTTAATTGCTTGTGCTACTGATGTCCAAGTGTCTGTGGTGCCATCACCCCAGTCAACAGTGACGGCATCTGCGATGGTTGGCGTTAGACAAATGTATGCTTGAGGAAATGTTTCAGTTGGCTTGCAAGTGATATGTGTCTTGTTATCAGTCGTATGATAGATTGCTCCAACGTTTACTACACCATCAACAGTGTTTATTTGTGTCTTTATATTCGCTAATGTCCAGTTCCAGCCCTCAAATGTCAAGTTTTCGTTTGTTCCATTAGACCATGACGGCAAATTTGTTAAATTTAAAAAATCATTTTTTGTATATGAATACAAAAGTTTTCCATCATAATCATAAAAGTTAACATCATTTATATAGTTTTCTGCATCATTGAGCACAGTTATATTTTTATCCAATAAATTATATGATGTTATGTTATCAAATATTATTTTTTTGTTTGTTTCTAAACTTGTTATGGAAGTGTTCTTCACTAAATTATTATATTCCACCATTTTAGATGAAAAACTTGACCAATTGGTTGCTGTTTGGTATGTTGTTAAAGTTCCTGTTGGAACATAAATAACAAGTTTTGCATTGTTTGGTATAGCATTTTTGTTTGCAAGTGTTGGCGGTGTTGTCGACTGCATATATATTTTTTGCAAAGAAAAACAACTACTAAAACATTGGGAAGCTAAATCTGTAATACTGCTTGGAATAGTTATGAATTGCAAAGATGAACAACCATAAAAACAAGAACTCTCCAAAGTTGTAACACCGCTTGGAATGGTTATAGATTGCAAAGAAGAACAACCGTAAAAACAAGAATTTCCAAAAGTTGTGATAGTATTTGGTATTGTTATAGATTGTAAAGAATAACAATTATTAAAATGTTGAGTTCCCAAACTTGTAATTGTATTTGGTATGGTTATGAATCGCAAAGAAGAACAACCATAAAAACATTTAGTTCCCAAATTTGTGACACCACTTGGAATGGTTATAGATTGCAAAGAAGAACAATTTTGAAAACAACTATTATTTCCAAAACTTGTGACACCGCTTGGAATGGTTATAGATTGCAAAGAAGAACAACCATAAAAACAATTGGTTCCTAAATTTGTGACACCGCTTGGGATGGTTATGTGTTGCAAAGAAGAACAACTATAAAAACAACTACCGCCAAAACTTGTGACACCGCTTGGAATAGTTATGAATTGCAAAGAATAACAATTTTGAAAACAACTATTATTTCCAAAACTTGTGACACCGCTTGGAATGGTTATGAATCGCAAAGAATAACAACCACTGAAACAATTGGTTCCTAAATTTGTGACAGCGCTTGGGATGGTTATGTGTTGCAAAGAAAAACAATTATAAAAACATTGATCTCCTAAATTTGTAACTGTATTTGGAATAGTTATAGATTGCAAAGAAGAACAACCGTAAAAACAATAATTATCCAAACTTGTGACACCGCTTGGAATAGTTATGGATTGCAAAGAAGAACAACCGTAAAAACAATACTTATCCAAACTTGTGACACCGCTTGGAATGGCTATGGATTGCAAAGAATAACAACAGTAAAAACAATTAGTTCCTAAATTTGTGACAGCGCTTGGGATAGTTATGAATCGCAAAGAAGAACAACTATAAAAACATTGAGTTCCTAAACTCGTGACACTGCTTGGTATGGTTATTGATTGTAGAGAATAACAATTATAAAAACAACTGTACCAAAAACTTGTAACTTTGTTGGATAATTTAACGTCCGTATATACACAACTTTGGCTGTATGATTGCGAATTAGTAATATAATTGTTAAACTTATAAGTTCCAGAAGAACAAGATATAGCAATGTCATAAACACTTGAATCCGTAACACCTGTGTATGTATGTGATTTTGTTTCTTGTGATGCTGATGTCCAAGTGTCAGTAGTTCCGTCACCCCAGTCAACGGTCACTGCATTTGCGGCAGTAGGTGTTAGACATATATAGGCTTGAGGGAATGTTTCAGTTGGTTTGCAAGTGATATGCGTCTTGTTATCAGTCGTATGATAGTTTGCTCCGACATTCACGTCTCCATCGACTGTGTTTAGGTAACTTGTTATTTCGGATAATGTCCAGTTCCATCCATCACATGTCAAGTTTTCACTTGTTCTGTCTGGTAAAGTGGGCAAAGCGCTTAATGCTAAAAATTGCGCAGCTGTGTATTCATACAGCAAAGTCCCTTCATAGTCGTAGAACCTAATCATTGATGAGCCAGCAGATGGATTGCTGCCCGGCGACATTGTAAAACCTACATGCACATCTCCATCTACATCATATAGGTATTGTGTTATTTCCGCAAGTGTCCAGTTCCAACCATCCGCAACACGGTTTATAGAACTTAAATCAGGCAATGCTGGTAATTCTGTCAATGCTAAAAATTGAGCAGCTGTATAGTCATATAGAAATTCACCATCATAGTTATGAAATATGACGTGTGATGAACCAAGTTCGGGGTTGCTACCGCAATGAACCGTACACCCCACGTTTATATCAGCTGGATACTCTTCCAAATAATCTTTTATTTCTTGCAATGTCCAGTTCCATCCATCGCATATTTTGTTTATGTCACTGTGATTTGGCAGTGGTGGTAGTTCTTCTAATACAAAAAACTCATCTATGTTGTACTTATATGCAATACTGCCATCATAATCATAGAAATAGACGAACATGTTGCTCTTGTCTACAAAGTCGTTGTCTTCATATATTGCTGAAAGATCTGACCAAGTGAGGTTGCTTGCTTGTGAGTTAAACGCATTTTGGTCTGGAAACTTGTTTATGGTTATTTCATTTCTTGCGGGTTGGACATATTGCGAAGGGTTTTCTATCAAAAGTGTGACATCCGTTGGATTTATATCTTGGCTATGTTCCACATATTGTTGTTCATTCCCTATTATGTTAACATTCATTTGTTGTACAGAAGTTTCAGTAATATTAAGTTCTTTTGACATAATTATGAAATTTATTGTATTTATAAAGCAAAAGCACCATATATTAGATGTATGGTGCTTGTCGTATGAGTAGAATTTAGTTGTTTAATAGTCGTATTCAACCATTTTTGAAGCATAGTTGCTCCAAGTATCTGCACTTTGGTATGTTGCTAAAGTTCCAGTTGGAACATAGATTACAAGATTATTATTGTCAGGTAATGAATTTGATATTATTGTTGGTGGTGTTGTAGACTTTATGTATATTTTATTTAAGTTATAAGAACTATACAAACAATTACTTTTGATATCTGTTACTCCACTTGGAATAGTTATTGATTGCAAAGAACATAAATCAAAACAATATTCATTTAAGATTGTAACCCCATTAGGAATAACTATTGATTGATGTAATTGATGACAGCTATCAAAGCAATAATTGCCTAAGCTTGTAATTCCATTAGGTAAAGTTATTGATTGCAAAGAATAACAGCTATAAAAGCAATAATTGCCTAAGTTTGTTATTCCATTAGGAATAGTTATAGATTGTAAAGAATAACAATTTTGAAAACAACTAGCACCTAAATTTGTTACTCCACCTGGTATATTTATTGATTTCAAATGGTAACAATTAAGAAATTTTTTAGATGACCAAGTAACTCCATCGGGAATAGTTATAGATTGTAAATAATAACAACCATTAAAACAATTAGTACTTAAGCTTGTAACTTTATTAGATAATCTTATATCAGTGTATATATAGTTTTTATTATTTTCTGCGGTACCAGCAATATAAGTTGAAAAACTATAAGTTCCTGAAGAGCAAGAAACAGTAATGTCATAGACACTAGAATCTGTCACTCCAGTATATGTATGTGATTTGGATGCTTGACTAGTCGAAGTCCAAATGTCAGTTGACCCGTCTCCCCAATCAATCGTGACTGCATTTGCTACGGTAGGAGTCAGACATATAATTGCCCATGGACGACTTGATGTAGGCCTACAAGTGATATGGGTCTTCCCATCTGTAGTATGATAGATAGCACCTACATTTACATCTCCGCCTACATTGTTTATCTGGTTTTTGATTTCTAATAAAGTCCAGTTCCATCCATCGCAAGTAAGGTTCTCATTTGTCCTGTCTGGCAAAGCAGGCAATGCACTCAATGCTAAGAACTGAGCTGCCGTATATTCATATAAAAGTGTCCCTTCATAATCATAAAAGAAAATATTTGGTAATTTTTTTTCTTTTTCTAATAAAATTTTTCCAAATATTGTTTTTTGTATATTACTATTTTTTAATTTAAGTTTCATACTTCATTAAAAACTATATTCAACCATTTTTGAAGCATATCTACTCCAATTAGATGCATTTTGATATGCTGCTAAAGTTCCATTAGGGACATAGATTACAAGATTAGTATTGTTAGGTATTGCACTAGAGTCAAGTGTAGGAGGAGTTGTAGATTTTACATAAATTTTATTCAAAGTATAACAATCAGAAAAACATTGTGAATTTATATTTGTTACACTATTTGGAAGAGTTATTGATTGTAAACAATAACTATATCTAAAACAACTATTACTTAAATTTGTTACTCCACTAGAAATATTTACTGATTGTAAAGAATGACAGTTACCAAAACAAAAATCACTTATATTTGTAATACTACCAGGGATAGATATTGATTGTAAAAAATAACAATTAATAACACATTGATATCCTAAACTAGTAACTCCGTTTGGAATAGTTATGGATTGCAAAGAATTACAATTTTGGAAACAATAATCACCTAAACTAGTAACTCCACTTGGGAGAGTTATAGATTGCAAAGAAGAACAATCTAGAAAACACTTATCAGGCAAATTAGTTATTCCACCTGGAAGAGTTATTGATTGTAAAGAATGACATTGTTGAAAACATTGAGTTCCCAAACCAGTAACAGTATCAGGAATAGTTATAGACTGCAAAGAATAACAATTAAAAAAACAACTATTACCCAAACTTGTAATTCCACTTGGAATAGTTATTGATTGTAAAAAATGACAACCATAAAAACAATAAGTACCAAGACTTGTAACTTTATTAGATAATCTTATATCAGTGTATATGCAAGAACCATTAGAATTTCCAGCAATATAACCTGAAAAACCATAAGTTCCTGAAGAGCAAGAAATAGTAATGTCATAGACACTAGAATCTGTCACTCCAGTATAAGTATGTGATTTAGTTTCTTGACCAGTTGAAGTCCAAGTGTCAGTTGACCCGTCTCCCCAATCAATCGTGACTGCATTTGCTACAGTTGGTGTTAAATATATTTTAGCAGTTGGATAAGTGTTTGTTGGTTTGCAAGTGATATGTGTATTGTCATCCGTTGTATGGTAAATTGCCCCGACATTCACAACACCTCCAACATTGTTTATTTGGGTCTTTATTTCTGCCAGTGTCCAGTTCCATTCATCAAAAGTCAAGTTCTCATTGATAGCAGGATTAATCGGCAACTCCGTCAATGCCAACGCCTCCGCATTGGTGTATGACAAAAGCCTGAAACCATCATAGTCATAGAAGTTGACGTCTTTCTCTTCCGCTTCAGTTAGCTGTATGTCTGTCAAGACATCCGTTTTTATCCTGCATTTGTTGTAAAACAATACACCGCTCATATTTTTTGTTTTTTATTCATATGTCCAGTTTCTTATGGTTATGTTGGTTGCCTCAGACCAAGTTGCTTGCAAACCATCCGTTGTAAGAAATTTCCCGCTTTGTCCGGTTTGGTCAGGGAGCGCACTTAAAGTTTGCCAGCTAATATTCTGAATCCCATCAGTAACTAATACTTGTCCCGGTAAACCGTAAGTTGCTGGCACGTCTGGTATAGCACTTATAAACCATGCTGCAGTCGTACTTTGCTGTGTTCCACTAACATTGGCTTTCGCGCCAGCAACATCAATCATGAAATCAATAGACCATGTATCAGGGTCTTGTGTTGAGCCAGATGTAGAAATTTCTTTTGGTTCTATAAAAATTGCATAATACCTATTAGTAGATGGATTACTTTCATTTTCCAATACAATAACAGCTTGTATTATTTTTTTATCTTCGTATGCTTCATATATTTCTCTTGGAGTTTTGTCACAAGATATATCATAGTCAGTTATTCCAGTTGGCTCAATAACACCAGATTTTGGTGTCAGACTAAACGTACATTCGTAAATAGAACTTGTTTCAATGGTTAAGTCACCGCTTCCCAAAACCGAATTACCGTTTATGGTTTTAATGTTGGTACCGCTAACCAATGTGTCTTGTTTTCCAGATATATCTTGGTGTTGTGTTAAGAACCCAGAATCGTTTGTTAGGTCGCTTGTTTTGGTTGGAACCGTAATGGTAATATCGCTTGCCGAGTTTTGGTTTGCCGTAAAAGTGCCTTTAGATGTTTGGTTTTGCCATATTGTAAGCGTGCCGTTTCCAATTGTCGGCTTGTTCTTTATGAAAGCATCACTTGAAGAGTCTACAACATTCCAGTCTGACTGGACATTCACTTCAGCACCAGCAGCAATGCCATTCAGTTTAGTTTTTTCTGTTGCGGTGTAGGCTTTGTTCGTCGTTCCATCTGAGATAAGGTCAGCGCTCAGTTTGTTCGTTGAGGTTATCTTGTCTTGCTTTCCAGAAATGTCTTGGTGCTGTGTCAAGAATGCATTCGTGCCGTCACCGTCATTCGTCAAGTCACTTGTCTTTGTCGGCACTGCAATGTTTATAGTCTTGTTGTTTGTTGCGTTTGTCGTGAATGAATCTACATTCGTGCCGTTTTTCTGGAGCGTTATGGTTGCGTTCCCAATTGTGGGCTTGTTCTTGATGAAAGCATCACTTGTGCTGCTTGTCACATTCCAGTCTGACTGGACATTGACTTCTGCACCAGATGCGATGCCACTCAGTTTAGTCTTTTCTGTCGCCGTGTAGACTTTGTTCGTGTTGCCATCCGTAATGAGATCTGCAGACAACGGGTTCTGCACAGTTATTTCAGTCTGAAGACCACTTATCAAGTCAGCAACACTGAAATCTATAGTGCTTCCATTCTGAAGTGTCAATATCACTTTCTTTGTGGCTGCGTCATATGAGCCACTGACGACGACACTTTCGAGAGGCAAGTCAACAGTCTGTGCACTGCCGAGGTTGTTGCCATCTTGGTCTTTCAGTTGAGCAGTCACCACATATGTGGTAGAATCTATGCTCAAGACAAGTGATGCGCCATACTTAGTAGAACTAGGCAGAGCATTCACATCAGCAGCAGATGTCGGAACGGTTATGTTAGCAGTCTTGTTAGATGAAGCGTTTGCGGTGAATGTCTGTACTGTTGTGCCGTTTTTCTGGATAGTCAGTGTCGCGTCGTTCACTGTTGGAAGATCTGGATGATCCACAAGATCCCAGCTGAGTTTGTTGTCACTTGTTATCATGTCTTGCTTTCTTCCAAGCAGAACAGTCAGATTTTCATTCTGTGTGTTTCTGACAGCATTCAGATGAGTTACCGGAAAAAAGTTCTGTTTGTTCTTGTCGGTAATCCATTTGATTGGTATTGTTATGATAGGTTCTGGCATGTTGACAGTATATTATTTTTGTATTTATAAAAACGAATGATGTGTTATGGTTATGTGTCTTTTTTGACATATTTGACATCATTAGACAAAATTTGGTCGGGACGTTCTTGCACCACCCATGAACCATTCTCTTTCCGGTATAGTCTGTTCACAAGTGTCCAAGTGCCGCTCAGCTTGACATATAGTCCAAATGACACGGTTGACTTCACCCACACTTCTAGATTTGCGCCGTTTATCGTGTATTCCCATTCTCGATACGGATAGACACGCTGTGTTTTCGCAGCATCAGTGTACCACCCGTCAAAGGTGACGATACCCGATGTGTAGTCTGCTACAAGATGCGCGACTTCGCCATCTACTCCAGATGCCAAGTCTGTGCTTGCTGACATGTGGTCATCACCGTGGACTGTTATAGTGTAGATTTTTTTGGCTTTAGCATACAACACTGTGTCAGCATTTATGGCAGCAGTATATGATGCGCTTGTGGACACACGAGTCGTGTAGCTAGAATCAGAATACCATCCGTCAAACCGGTATCCTGAACTTGCCGTTGCGGTGAAAGTGACGTTTGTGCCTTCTCTTGCTTCAGATGCACTTGCTGTTGCTGATGAACACCCTTGCGAACCGCCAACTGAAACATTATAGTATGGAAGATATGTTATAGTTAAATATGCTTGGGTTATTCTTGTTTCGTTGTTGCTTTTTCCAACAGCGGTTGTGTACACTTGCATGCGTATGTTAGCGGCATCAAATGTATTGTATGTTGTGTTAAGACCGGATGGACTAAGACTGGCTGAGTAGTTAGTCCATGATTTAGCCAAAGAATGTTCTGAGCCATTTGTGTAATTGCCATTATTTATGGATACACCGATTCTAGCAACACCCCCCGCTGATCCGTTATCACCGCGCCAACCACGCACGCGATAACTAACACCAGTTATATACACTTTTTTATTGGTATATGGCGATGTGCCGCTCACTTTGAATGTAGATGTCGCGTTAGCTGAAGATGATGAAGTATCACTACCACCAGATCGTAGATAAATATATGTTGAATTGTCATCTGGTGTCACATCATCAATTAGAGAATAACCAGAACTACCAGAACTGCATGAATGGTTCAGTGTGACGTCAGCTGTTGGATATAATATTATTGTAGCCATTCTAAAAATTTATCTTTTAATTGGTATGCAGTGAGAATGTTTTGCGGTATGAATCCCGGCATTTTGTTTCTCTCACCACATATTTCTTTTATTTCATCAATATGGTCAGTGAATGTAACTTGACAGACAAAGCCTGTCATGTCACCTGCTTCAAACGTGGCGCTTCCACACACTTTTCTTCCATCTATCAGTATGTCATTGCCATCAACGACAGAGTCAAGGCCAAGCTGTATGAAATATTCATTGAGCTTTTTCAAAAACAAGTTGATTGACACATCTATATGTTTTGGAATAAGCAGATACAATCTAAAATCACCATCAAAAGATAGTATCAATCCACTTGTGGCTGTTTCATTCGTCGCGTTATATCCAAATTTGACTATCGTGAACCCTTTGTCTACAAGTTCATTCTCATTTTCATAACCATTTTTGATGAACGCGTATTTTTCGCCAGTGTTTATAGCATACATGTATGACGGGACTTTGTCTCTAACATTCCATGTGACCAACGACAAATCTATTCTTGGCTGTTCTATGACAGTCCAGTCTAAATTTTTCAACTGATATTCAATTTTGTCATTATGAAACTCTTCTAAATCTGAATATCCCCATTGGTCGAGGTAGTCATGTATGTTTGGCTGCTCGCCTTGCAAGTTCAGTTGGATGTACTCTTGTTCTGCTTCAATTGCTTTTTCGATGTTTTTCATATTAAGCTAAATTATAGGGTTTGCAAATAAAGGTCTCCGTTGTCGCCAAGCGCCTGAGATGGAGTTGTGTTTCCTGTAAAATACACATTTGTGTGGAGCTCTTGGATCTGCCAAGAGCCATTAGTCACAATCAAGAACTTTCCATTGTCTGCTGCAGTCACCGGCGGCAATGCTTGGTCAGCAGTAATGTATCCTGCATCATTTGTAAATGAACTTACCGTTGTCGGTATAGTGATGTTTGCGGTCACATTAGACGAAGCATTTGCAGTGAAAGTCGCAACTTGCGTGCCATTCTTCTGAATAGTCAGTGTCGCATTGTTCACAGTAGGTATAGTCGGCTTGTTGTCAAGATCTGTATAACTACCAGATGTCGCCACAGTAGCAAAGCTCGGCGTGTTCAGCAAATCACCATAACTTCCGGTTTTAGCAATCTTGTGAAGACTAATTGAACCGCTCAATGCTTCAGATGAAGAAACAGTCTGTGCAGTTGTATTGTTCGTGTTCAATGTTCCAGGAGCAGCCGGTATAGTTGGCTTGTTGTCCAGATCAGTGTAGCTTCCACTTGTTGCGACTGTCGCAAAGTTTGGTTTGTTCAGCAAGTCGTTATATGAACCAGTCTTAGCTATCTTGTGGAGACTTATTGAACCACTCAATGCTTCAGATGATGAAACAGACTGTGCGGTAGAAATGTTAGTGTTCAGCGTTCCAGGTGCAGCTGGAATCGTTGGCTTGTTCAGCAAGTCATTGTATGAACCGGTTTTAGAGATCTTGTGCAATGTGATTGCATTGCTGAAACTTTCACTTGCTGATGTCGATTGCGCAGACGCACTTGTCGTTGAAAGTGTTCCGATTGTTGGCGGTTGTGGTATAGTCGGCTTGTTCTTTATGAATGCTTTGCTCTCGGAGTCAGTCTCGTTCCAGTCAGACTGGACGCCAAGATCAGGCGGCAGTGTCTCAAGCGTCAGATATTCTTGATCTTCCACCCATTCTTTTTTAGCATATTGTTTTATGTCGACTTGTTGTCCTGTTGCTGAGTCTATGATGTCACCCTGAGATTCATCTAGACCTGTGTAGACGACATTTCCGGGGTTGCCTTCAACAGATTGCCAACACCCAGTCACAGTCGTTGCTGTAGATGAATTCATATACAGAGTGGAAGTCTGTGTTGGATTGTAGACCATCCAAATCGTTGAGCCTGCTGTATGTCTGTCACCAATTCCATCATTGTCATCAAAGACGACAGGCTTGTAGCCAAGTGAGTTTATCTGGAATGCTGTTCCAAAAGTGTCGTGTCCAGTGACAGGCACGACAAGTGAAACGACAAGTCCATCATAATAAGCAGTTATTGATGCATCAGTGACATCCCATTTAGCATGAGTGTAAGGAGGGTCAGCCGAAACTGCTGCAGTGCCTGTTGCGTTTGTGTATCGTTTTATTCTATTGTCGTTTATGTCAACAATTGTATTGTCTGGTAATTGAATTTTCTTTACTACGGACATAGTTTGTGATTATTGTTTTAATTATTTATAATTCTTGACATATAAAAAATGCCGGAACATGTGTTCCGGCATTGCAATATAATGATGTTTTATTATGAAGGATCAACAATTGTGATGTCAAGGCTATCAAATTCAGCAACTTTGACAGTATCAGCTCCAACAGTGATTGCCTGTCCAGCAGCAGTTCCTGTACCAATGTTGTCAACAACAGCTTTCTGGTCTTTGCTGTTGAAGGTGACAGCAGGAGGAGTTGCTGTAGCTTCATCAATTCCTGTAGCAACGCTAACACCACCTGATGCGTTAGTTGAAATCGTGATTGTAGGATCTGTAACAGTGACGCTTTGTAGAACAGTTGCAGTTGTAGGAGTTCCAAATGCAGTGATTGCTGGAGCAGAGTCACCGATGGTTACACCAGTTACGATAGCAGCACCTGTAGCATCAGTAGCAGTTGCGCCAGTAGCAACAGTGACGGCTGTACCAACAGTAGCAACAGATGTCTTGTTTGTTGCATCAATGCCAGTAACAACAGCAGCACCATCACCACTTGCTGACAATGAACCAGTAGCATATGTGACGGATGTGCCAACAGTAGCAACAGCAAAAGTGTTAGGATTATTTAGTCCTGTAGCAACAGTAGCACCATCACCACTTGAAGTTAGACTACCAGTTGCTGCGGTGATAGCAGTTCCCAGTGTCACCTTTGATGCTTGAAGAGCAGTGCCTAATGTCACCTTTGTTGCAACTTTATCTTCTACTGTGGGAACTGTTCCATTTGTGCCTGTGATGATAAGAGTTTCAGCGTCAGTTCCACTACCCATCGCAAAAGCCCAAGTGTCAGCTGTGCCAACACTGGTCACTGACTGGATAGACACGTCATCATGGCCAGTCACATTAGGAATAGACACATCAGTGGTGTTAGTAACATTAGGAATTGTGGTTGTTGCCAGTTTTGATGTGATAGGCGTGATATTATAAATTGCTTCATGTGCAGCATTTGTAGCAGGAGTCAATGTAGAAACACCAAGTTTCTGTGTAGTCGGGGTGACGCCTTGCAGGACACTTGTGGCTGTTCCAGCAGGTATCACTGATGTGGTGACCAGTTTTTTGTTGGTTTCTGCAGTAACGCTTTTCACAAAAACATCGGTTGTAGGAGTTCCAAGTTCAGTGATAGCATTAGCTGTTGTTGCAGGAGTGACTGCTGTTCCAGATGCAGATGCTCCGAGTGTTGTCATTTGTGCCGTAACAGTCAATGTTGGAGCAGTAGCTTGCAGCGTAGCATCAGCACCAATAACATTAGCGGTGGTGTTACCAGTGAATGATACTGCAGAATCTGCTGCTGTGAATGTTGTACCGCTGCCAAGAACATTTGCAGCACTTCCTTTTTCAAGTACAACGTTATCTTTGTAAGCAAGTTTTCCGAGATTTGAAAGGTCACCGAGTTGTAACCATCGGCTTCCATCCCAAATAAATTCTTTTGTCAATCCTTGCAATGCAGGTCCACCAGTTGAATATACAACAATATCACCACCTTCTGCAGTAACAGATTTTCCACCAATAGTGATGGGGTTCGTTGTAGAACCATCAGTCAATGCGGTTGTTGTCTGGCCCAAGAAGTGGGTTGGTGCACCAAGAGCTTCAATTTTTCGTCTAGCTTCAGCATCTTTCAAATAGTAAGAACCACCTGAGCCAGGCAATGTTATTTTACTAATTAAGGGTTCATCAGACCAAGTTTCTGCCATTTTATTTATTATATTTATTTTTTATTTATATTAGTTTCTGTTGAATATCAAAGTTTCATTTTCAACGCCCTGGATGTCGTCAACATTCAGTTTTCTGTTCCATCTCTGTTTGTCTTGTGGAGTCACGTGTATAGATGCATCATTTATATGTCGTTCAAACAAGTCGTTGTAATAACTATCTGCAAACATCAGATCTTGTACATATGCATTTCCGTTTCCGACTTTTATTCCAGGATACATTACAGTTTTGCCTTCGATTGTTTCAGTCTTGTAATCATCATAAATGATGATTTTTCCGGCTTCAGGCACATATCCTATTCTTGAGTTCCAGTATTCAGTAGTGCCATGTTCAATGTTGAGGTCTGCCCATTCAATATGAGTTTCATCGACACTGACAGCAAGCACTTTTCCTGAATTTCCTGAAAGAACCGGTATCGGGTATTTCATTCTGATTTCACCAACTCGTTTTGAGCTTGTGTCATTCACAATTGAAATGCCATCGCCTGCCATATATGGACCAACGAACACAGGTTTGCCATCAGCATTCCCTATGAACATTTTCGGTTTCTTGTAGAAATTGCTGTCAAACCATATAGGCTCAGCAGAAGCCAGCTTGTAGTTCATATGTTCAAGAAAGTCTTTGACGGAATATGAACTTATCTTGTCATTCTGCAGAAGCGTTATCCTGGTGAATTCGTTATTCTGTTCCATAATTTATTTATAATCGTCCTCCGTCGATGTGTGTCACTTTTGCGACGATTGTGCTGTCTCCATCTTTGTCAAACGCAATCATAGAACCTTTTCCATTCTTGCGGTCTTTATGTTTCAGCACTATTGTGTCTTTGTCATCTTCGTTGTCTGTGAGATTTATTGCGACAGAGTGTTTAGATTTCTGCTCGACATTGATGTCATAGTTCACATCACCCATTCTCTCCCAAGTGTATGCCCATACTCCGTTGACATTTCTCTTTACGGTTATGTACTCCAAATACTGCTTTTCTTTTGTTGCGTTTGGATTGTCCACAAGATATATTGCATTCATTGTGTTCCAACTTGCAGTAGGCAGTTGTGACACATATTTGTAGACTATTCCGCCAACATTGTATTCGTTCTCATCACACTCGCATTTGCAGCTGCAGCCACAACCGTTGTTCTTTGTTATCATAGTTGATTTCTTGACGTTTGCCATAGGTACGCATTTTATAATTTTCGTAGCTCCAGCTTCAACATCACTGTCATTGAACTTCAACATTATTTCTGCAGTAAGCCTGCCTGCGATTTCCGGTATCTTTGAACCATCATAACATATCCTGACTAATCCCTTGTTTGTAACTCCCTTCGTGCAAGACACTGTAATACTGTTCACCTTCAAGACACTTGGTCGATACAATGAGTTCAATGACATTATATTCAGCACTGAAGCGTCACAATTGTCTAAAATATTTATAATGCTGTTTTTAGCATTGAGAGTGACTATCTGTGGCAGTCCGTTCAGCATGCAAATGCAAGAACCCTCATTGTTCTCATTTGACATGATTTTCAAATACAAAGCTCCAGTGTAGGTGAACGGGTTGAAGATGATATGTCCGTGGAAAACATCACCGTCTTCTTCTTTTCCAAAAATGATTGCTTTCTCATCATCAGGACATATTAGTTCTGGATCATTGTCGGCGACTCTCACATTATGTGTTTCAAAATACTTGTCTTCATTGTCCCAGAAATTGTCTGGATTGAGTTCGAACAAAGGGCCGTCATAACTTGTCTGCAAACTTTCAATACTTATCGCGTTTCCTGTCGACATGACGACACACTCAAACTCATTGCTCAGTGTCATGTCTATCCTGTCGATTCTGTCTATGTCAACTGGCTGGCCATCTGAGTCAAGAATGTAGATTTCTTGACACGCACCAACGCCTGCATATAAGTCTTGCATGCATTTCACATATGCGCTGTATTCGCCACAAGATGGAGTTCCGCCACCACAGCCTTTGTCGTTGTAGATGTTGGGGACGACTGTGGTTGTTGTGGTTGTTGATGTCATTGTCCCATAGGCAGATGATATTGTGGTTGTCGTGGTTGCCATTTTATCTATATAATATACTTGTGTTTTCGATGGGCATATCGCAAAATATGATGTTCTTGTCGTTTGCAGAGAAAATCTTTATTCTGGAATCTGACACAGAAAACTTTGCGTTTTCGTATGCCGTCACCACCTCCATTTTGTCATTCAATACTAATACTCTTTCTGCTACTTGTTTTATAAACATATTTTGATTTATACACAATATATTTATAAAAAGAAACCCGGATTTGATGTCCGGGTTCATGTGAGTGTTTTATATTATTTATCAAAAGTTAAGATGAGAGTCTTCTGTCACGAACTTGTATTCCATGTTATGCAGTTCACAGTATGTCTTGCACGCTTTCGCCTTTTCCATGTTCTTGATATAAGTCTGTGCAGCTCTCTGGTAGTTCGCCAATGTTTTCGGAGTCTCTTTCTTTGGCTTCACTGGTGGAGTCAAGTCTTTCTTTGGTTTCACCTCAACGATTATCTTTCTTATCGTAGTCCCAGTGTTGTATTCAAAATAGAAATCTGGGAAGTATTCATGCTGCTTGTTGTCTAACATGCTGAAATATGGTATGCATATGCATTCACTGCCCCACTTAGTAACTGACTGAGACTCATCAAGGAACTTGCACACTTTGTATTCCCAGCTTGAACGATATATGATTGGAGTCTGCCCGCAGTACTTGTTCGGGAACAACGGATTGTAATATCCCTGCTTGAACGGGGATTTTTTCGAGCGGAACTTGTGTGGCTGCAGTGACTTTATGTTCATCTTGTTTAGAGTTATACAATTTATTTATAATAGAAAAAGGCCGCTCAATTGAGCGGCCTTGGAAAAAGAATGAAAAACAAAATCCCATTAAAGGGTTGAGAGATTGTCTCTAATCACATCTATGATTGGATTGTAACGGTCACCATTGAGAACCTTGACGAGGGCGAGATAGGGGTCAGTCTCCTCACTGAGAACCATGTTGCAGAGCGATGCGGAGAACCCGCTGATGAGAATGACGCCGTTTTTGTTCTGTGTCATCGGAATGGCACCTGTTCTTGAGTTCACGTTCCAGAACACCAGTCTCGGAAGCTGGTATCCTGCTGCTTCCCATTTTTTTCTGATGGTGGTGAACAGTTTGTCCTCGCGGGCCGAACGGTTTACCGCATAGTCAAACTCCATATCGGAGACAATCAGCAACGATGTGGGCAGTTCCTCTTGCTTGAGGTGGTTGTTCACAGCAGTGTCAAGCACCAGTTGGAATGTTGCTTCGATGTTGGTGTTTGAACAGTCATCATAACTGTCAAGCAGCCACATTTTGTCTTCGAGAGAAGTGTTGTCTCCAAGTTCGACAAGTTGAGGTCTTGCACTGAACGTGATGAACTTGTTCTTGAACTCGCCAGTCATTCTTTCGGAGAAGTAGACGCAAAGGGAGCTTGCGACATCAAGAGCAGTTGTGGTGCTGTTCGGGATGGTGCAAGTCATACTGCCACTGCCGTCTCTCACAACAAGTGTCTTGGAGTCGCCTTTGATGAAATCAGGCAGAGCTTTCCACATCTGCTCTGCAGTCTGCGGCTCACGACGGATCAGTTTCCACACATCATGCGGGAAGGATGCTGCTGCATTGATTTTCTTGTCTCCTTTGGCGAGAGAGTCAAGATAGTTTCTACGGCGGTTTTCGTCATATTTGAGGAACAGTCTCGCATAACGAGTGTTTGCCAGTGAAGGCACTGCCTCGTAGTTGATGTCGCCATAAGTCTTTGCAGCGATGTTGCGTTCAACCACGTTTGCTTTCTTTCTCAAGAGAGAAACGGTTTTTCTGTAGTAGGCAGCATTGATTTTGGAGCCATACACTTTGTTGATGAGTTTGATGAGGGTTTTTGCCTCAGATACAGACTTGAGACCGGCATTGACGGAAGGCAGCCACTTGCCAAGGAGTGAGACATTGTCTTTGCCCTTGTCCTCTTTCATCTGGTTCGCAATGATTTTCACTGCGGTTTCCATCACATGTTCATTCTTGGTGTGGATGGCAATCCAGACGAGATCGTCCCAACGGCCATATTCAGGAATGAACGGCAGAAGTTTGGAGGCGATTTCTGGCTGGTTCTCGGAAAGCCACAAGAAAGAGTTGCGGAAACTGTCACGTTCACCGATACCACCGCGGATGTCGCGGAGATAGAATATGAATCTGATGAACAGTTCAGGAGATTCCATGAACGCGAGTTTCGATAGATTGCTGACCATCCTCATTCCGCCGGCTCTCATTGCAGGGATTTTGAACGACATGTCCAGCAGGTTCTTGCCGGTGGTTGCGTTCATCTTTGCCCCGTTTTCGGAGAATGCGACGTTGGTGTTTTCGCCGTTGAGGATTTCTTTCTTTAATTCTTCTATCATAGTTCTAAAATTTTTTGGTTACAATTGAATATAACAAAACTTTTTCTGGTTTTACATTTGTCGTGAAATAAAAATGGGTGGCCGAAACCACCCAATGAAACCTATAAATTTATTGAACGGATGATTATCTCACAGGATACATTTTGCGGTCCGTCTTGAGGACTCTATCCTTGCGATTGGAGAACACCATTTTGCTTGACACATTCAAGAAGTTCTCGTTCATCTTGAGTGCGTATGCAGAACGGATATGGTTGCGTGCTTGCATCGCGGGGATTGTGGTGTCGAGGATGCCGTATCTCTTTCCGACACGCTTGCCGTTCTTGTTTGTGTAGACACACATGATTCTGTTTGTGTCTACCCCGGCAGGGATATCGTCAAGAGAAGAATACAGCACATAGTTCTTGTACTTCTCTTTGGCGAACGGGCGGCGGCCCTTGCGCACCACAGGCGTGTTTGCTGTCTGCTGCACGGGCTTAGCTTTCTTCAGGAACTTTGCCTGTGCGTCATAGATGTCTGCAACGGAAAGCAGCTCGGCTTCTCTTGCGATTTCTGCTGCACAGAAATCGGCGATTTGTTGGATTACTGACTGGATTTTAGCCACTGGCATTTCAGTGACATCTTGCATTTTGTTTTGTTCGAAGAACTTTTCTAAAAGACTTTTGATAACCATAGGTAATAAATTTAAAGTTATTTTTTATGTTAACAAATTGAATATAACAAAACTTTTTGGAAATTTACAATAACATGAAAATTGTTTATAAGCACGGTTAATGCAATGAAGCAGAACTATAAGCAGACTCTCACATACAGCGGATGTTTCACGCCTCCGTTGCAGTAACCAAAATCTTTAACTTTAAGGAACATGCCGTCATACAACTTCGACGGCATTTTTATTTTCTTTGTCTTTCCGCACAATGTGATAGATATTGTCTTCGGAATGGTTTTCAACTTGACACTGTAGACCAATACTGTTTCTGTCAAGTATCTTTCAAATGTGAATCCTTCCGGCATTATGAACTTCACTGTGACGCACAACATTCCTCTGACGCCGTCTTGGTTTTTCTCACCCATTCCCTCATAGTTGACTGACTGCATAGGCAACATCCCTTTTGGAATGTCCACTTTGACAGTTTCCGATCTAAGTGAAATGTTTCTTTCACAGCCGCACATCCCTTCCTCAAGTGTTATGAACACATCGACAGGAGTCACAGTGTTGTTCGGCTTTGGCTTGGGGACATAAACCGGAATGACTATTTTGTAGCCATCAAGTATAAGTTTGTAAGCATCAAGCAGCTTGGCGTATTCAGCCTCATCACCTCCCTTGTCAGGGTGCATCTTCATAGAAAGCTTCCTGAATCTCTTTTTTGTTTCTTCTATGGATGCGTTGTCTTTGAGGCCAAGCGTTCTGAACGGGTTCATGTTAGAAAAGCGAAGCAGTTTTCTTCTTTTTTGGTTTTTCCACAACTTGCTCTTTTTCTTTCTTCACAGGCTTTGCTGTGTCAGAATAAATTCGTTGTGGCACATCGGGCTTCATCAGTTCTTCTTTTCTGAGTGATGAGTCATTTCCAAACCAGATGTTAAGTTTCTCGTTTGAGTTGTCTGTGATGTCGTAATAATAAAGTCTCGGGTTGCGGATGATTTCCTCATACTCTTCATCAGTCAATGCAGCAAGTCCTTTCTTGTAGTCAACATCATACTGGTCAACATTGTTTTTCTTCTGCCAGTCTTCCCATTCGTCATCATAGTAGAAGTTCAGCACTTTGCCCGACTTCTTGTGGCGTGCGATAATCACGGGAGTCTCGCATCTTGCGATACGATGTTCTTTGAACAGCTCGGGCCACCATTTCTCGAATATGTTGACAAGCAGGCTCGCGCAGGATATGCCGTCGATATCAGCATCTGAGTATATATGTATCTCGCCATACCGCAAGTTGTCTTCAATGAGTTTGCCGTTCTTGTCGTAGACGAACGGGCTTTTGCCGAACTGCAGTCCAAGTGCGCCGACGATACTTTTGATTTCTTGGTTCTGTATAGCTTTCGAGTTCGGCACTTCTCTCACGTTCAGTGACTTTCCTCTCAGCGGGAAGGCACCCTGGGTTTCGGGGTTCCTGTATTTTCTGAAGCCTGCCATTGGGGAGTCTCCCTCACACAGCATCAGAGTGCATTTTCTCCTGTCCTTTCCCTTTGCGTCAATCAGTTTATTAATCTTGACTTTGGCAAGCTGCTTGTTTGCGTTGCGGACAGCTGCTTTCTCATCAGCTTCATTCTTGCGGTTAACCCAGTCAAGAATGCTTGCTGTTATCTCAGAATTGAATATCGCCTTAAGTGTTTTTGGAGTTATCGTGTGAGATGTGCCGAAGTTCTTAGGGTCAGTTATCAGTTTCTCTTTTGTCTGTGAACTGTACGCAGGATTCTGTATCGAGCAAGAGATGAACACGAACAAATGGTTGCGGATGTCACCTGGTTTCAGATCGACTTTATGTTTCTTCTTTATCAGTTCACGAAGATAAGTGACTACTTGGTCAGTGATATAGTTGACATGTGTGCCGCCGTCTTTTGTTTCTGCTGAGTTGACGATTGAAATATGGCGGAACGAAGATGACGGCGCGAAACCGACTTCCCAGCCCTTGCCTTTCTCGAATATCAAGTCATCAGTGAACAGTCTGCAGTAAGACTCAAAAGTCTTGAAGTTGAGTTTCTTCCCATTTATGGATATGGTGAGGTTTGGGTTAGTCGCAGCTGCTGTCATTATTCGTTTGACGAACATGTCAAGGTGGTTGTCATCAATAGATTCTATACCGAATCTTGACAGGTCAGGCTCAAATGTGATTTCAGTGAACTTCTTTCCACTTGGTTTTAGCTTGGGCTTTGACTTGGCTGACATGTTGTTCTCGAAAGTCTGCACAAACTCATTCTTGCCATCAGCAGTGCGGACAGTGAACTTTTTAGAGAATATGTTAGTGAGTGTAGAGCCAAGTCCGTTTGTTCCCACCCAGTCTCTTTCTTCAGAGTCATCGAAGTTTGACCCTGACCTCATGCTGGAAAATACCATTTCTGGCACCCACATCTTGGTATCTTTGTGCATCACAACAGGAATGCCGCCATTGTCGAAGACACTGATGAAGCCATTGACTTGGTCAATCGTTATCTTGATTGTGTCAAGTTTCTTGTTTCGCTTTGACTCATCAATTGAGTTGCTGAAGATTTCATCAAATATCTTGAGTAGTGCTGGCACATACTGCACGTCTTTCTCTACAAATTTCTTTTCTTCGTTGTCGTATATGAGTTCTTTTGTCGGCTCACAAAGCACTGTGGAACCAACATATGTTCCAGGTCTTAACAGTACATGTTCTACTTCTGATAATGTTTTGTATTTTTCTTCTATTGTCTTTTCTTTCATATCATTTGGAATTATAATATAGTACAACCATAAGTTGGTTGAACAACGCCTCGATGTATTGTGTCAGACATAATCGTTCTCGACATACCAGTCAGGCTTTCTGAATCTTTCTGTGAACTCTATTTTCTCGACTTCCTCTTCTTCAATGTCATGAGCTTCCGGCCATTGTTTCATAAGGTCTTCAACTGAATCTACATAAGCGACAAGGCAGAAGCTTGTTTCATTTTCACCAGTGCACCAATATGGATATTTGATTGGCCAAATCATTGGCCTGTAGTCATCACCGGTTTCCTTTATACCGACATAGAATCTGCATCTTAGCATAACTATTCACCTTTAATATGTTGGGTTTTATGTAACAGTCTTATTTTTTAAAATAATAAAAACGAACAATAAATTTATAAAAGCATTATCCCACTGGCATTGAACTCCATCACTTGGTGGTTGACTATACGACCTAATGCCCTGATGTTAGAGCAGCATTCGTCTAATGTAGCTGTGCCTTGCAGCACCTTTGTGACTTCATCAAAAACCATGTCGTTGCAGAAATCTATCTCGTTCCCTGCTGAGTTCACGCCATAGTCAACTGCTTCATTTATGTTTGATATGAACATTGAAGAGAACAGTCCGTGCAAGTCGTTGCGTTCTGCAAAGCTGCTTGCATGGCAGAATAGTCCAATCACTTTCCGAGCATGAATCTTGCTTGAGTTGAAGTCGTGGACTACATATTCTGAATATGTGTCCGGAGCAAGCAGGCCGTATTTTGTGCCGTGCCCGCATAGAAGAAGAGTGTCATCTTCTCTTTCTAATGCAAGGCTCACACAAGTCTCCATCACATCATTCCACTGTGTGATGTGAATGACATCGATGTTGGTAGCATCTTGCCAGATTTTTTGCAGAGTTGCGGTGTCATGGTCTCCCCAATCGCACCAAATAACGGTTATATGTCCTTTTTCCATAATTACAATTATTTTATTTGATATAACAAAAATCTGACGATTTTTATTATATTATTGTTGTAAAATCTGACAAATTTTTATTATATTATTGTTGTAAGTAAAAAATAAAATTATGAAAGTTCAAATCAGGCAAGGCGTTTTTGAGACTAATTCTAGCTCTACGCATTCATTGAGCATCATTTCTAAAGAGCAATCAGATCTTCTTGACAAAGAAGAACTTTATATTAATGGTTATAGTCTTGAGATAGTCACCAAAGAAGAAGTTGATAAACAATGGGAGGATTATCAAAAAACTCATGAAATACCCTGGTATCAAAGTAAAGACGAGTTCAGAAAGAAGTATCTATGTGCATTGACTATGGATGAATTCGAAGAATTTTGCGATGACAATTATTATGAGACTCTGTGGGAGACTACTCCTGACAACAAATGGACAGCAATATCTCTTTGGGGAGATAGGAGTTAGACAAATTACAAAGTAGTATGAAAATACAAATAAGAAAAGGAGTTTTTGAGACTAACAGTTCAAGTGAGCATTCGCTTTCTATAGTCAAGAAGTCAAACTTCTTGGATTGGAAAGCTGGAAAAATGTATGCTAAGCGTTCGCCTGACAGTTCTGAGTTCAAAGAGACGTGGGGCAATTTCTGGTCTGAGCAATATTATTGGAGCTTTGCTTTGATGGACGCCAATGAAGTAGAAGAAAAGAACAGAACGATTTTTGATAAGAATATCAAGAATGAGAAAGAGTCTATCAAATTGTATGCAGAGAAAAACAAAGGTCCGGAATGTGATGCGTATGTTGCATATAGAAGAGAAGTTATTGCTGATATGGAACGCAAAGGGTTTGAAGGCATACGGCCAATAGACAAATTGTATGATGGTTATTGGATGACATATGAAGAATATCAAAAAGCATTAAGACAAGATGATTGTTATTCACCATTCGAACATATAAATGAGACTGAAGATGTAGCAGTGTTTGGAAAATATAATCATACTTAAAATATAAAGTGTTATGCATTGCTGGGGTGACGAATGGTTCAAGAAAAACGGGAATGACTTGTATGAAGCCATTTCTTGGATTGAGAACGAACTTAGAAAAAACAAGATGCGTGTCTGCGGCAAAGAGAAATGGGGCACTTATAGAGATGAATATCTTTGCTGGTGGGATGGAAGTCTCACTCAACTGCTTTCTGGTCCAAACAAGTATATGCGTCCGCCATATCATACATCAAAGAAAGAATGGATTGCTAACTTGCAAGAAAAATTCTGGGATTTTGTCTATTGGAGAATCGACAGTGGATGGACAAGAGAAATGATGAGAGAAAAAGACACAGAAAGATTAGGACAGCTCATTCATGAACGGTTTTCTGACAAAGATGGCAATCCTGTTGAGAGAGGTTTGCGTGCTAAAGTGATGAAGACTAAGTTCTACAAGAGATATTGCCAACGGAGAAAAGACGCATACAATAAAGTGTTCCAGCAAGCTTGCAAGAAATGGCCACATATTGTTGATGAACTTATTGTTGATGTCGATGGCTGGGAATGGATAAAGCCGTGCAAATGGGGTGATGTTGATGGAACAGCAATACATAAGAAATACTGGAAAGTATTGGAAAAAGAAACTAAGGCGTAGAAGCCTGTCATGATTGTAATTTTTTTGTTTGCAGGACGCTCTAAAGGGCGTCCTGTTTGTTTATAAATAAAATGATATATTAGGCAATTATGAAATCATTCAATAAAGTATATGGAACGTTTTTGACTGAGTCAAAGAAGACTGACAAAGTGAAACTGCTTTATCTTAGTTCAATAACGAATTCTACATTTTGCAAAATGCTTCAGGAGAAATGTGCTGAGACTGGAATAACATTTTTGTATGCTGACCCTGAGATCGCAGTATTGAATCGTAAAGATGATCATAACTATATAGTCATTAGTGGAGACACTTCGTTTGACATCAGCACGAACAACACGATTGTGCTGCCGAGACTTACGATTCTGAAGAATTCTCGCACAAAGAACTTCTTGAAAGAGTTTGAGAACCGCGGCTTTTTCGTAATCAACACATTAGAAAGTTACGAGAACTGCGAGAACAAGTACACTACATACAAAGTGCTTTCTGCAGAGAACATACCCACGCCGAAGACTACAGTCATCACTGCAGATGACATGGACAGACTGCAGAAGAAAGTGAACGTGATTGGCAACGCATTCCCTATCGTCTGCAAGCTTCTTGACGGCAAGAAGGGAATCGGCGTGTTCATCATAGACTCTTACATGTCTCTGAAGTCAACGCTTGAGACATTGTTCAAACTTGTTCCGAACGCAGAGATATTGATGCAGAACAAGATTGAGTCTGACTATGACTTGCGCATTCATGTGTTCAACAAGTCATATGCGAGACAGTCAAACAGCAAAGAGAACTTTGAAATCATCGGCGTGATGAGAAGAAACAAGATTGACGGGGACTTCAGGACCAACTTCAGTCTTGGAGGCACGATTGAGTCTTTTGAGTTGACTGAAGACCAGAAGAAACTCGCCATAGACACTGCAGCTGCTGTGAAATGCAAGTGGTGTGGAGTGGACATGATAATCGACAAGAACACTGGCGAGAACTATATCATAGAAGTGAATGCTTCTCCTGGCGTCAAGGGAATCACTTCTGTTTCTGAAGTGCCGCCCATTGACTATATCTTTGACTTCTTGAAGAGATTCAAGTACATAAACAACAATGCTTCAGTGATTGGACACACTGAGTCTGCACATGTTATGTTCGGTGACATGAACATCGCCACAGAAGTCTTGTTCAACATCAATGATGACATCAATGTCATCGAGACGAAGAGCGCTTTCTACAATGAGGAGTCAAAACAAGTTTCATTTATGATGTCTAACAACACAATCACTCGTCAAGTGATAGGCACATTGATAGAGCCTGACAATGTCACTAGAAGTTATCTGGTGCAGGCTAATGTTGATTTCAACGACACTATGTACAAGAACGTGATATTCAAAGTGAAGCAAGTGAATGGCGACACACAGAATGTAGTGTTAGCAAATTCATTTCTAAGCCAGATTGGAAGCATGGTTTCTATTGACCCGAACACTTCTTATCTGGTCACAGACCCTATAGAATAAACGATATAATATGAGCTATTATGTTGACTGCAAAGACACGGAGTCTCAAGAATGTTTAGCGGCATTGACAGACAGGATAAACAAGCAGATGACGCTGAACTGCCAGATTCCGTTTTCGCTTCCGACTGCTGCTATTGCTCAGATAGTCGGTGAAGCAAAAAGATATTTCTACAATGCTTATGATGACGCAGTCGAAGAACTGTACCTGACATGTCCGTGGGAGGTGTTCAGAGACGACAGCTTTAGACTTGGGCTGACAAATAGAGACGGGATGGACGGCAACAAGATAAAGAAGTCAGAGACACAGAAAGACAGAGGCGTCATCGTCATGCCGGACAATGTGTTTTCTGTGTTGAGAGTGTACCAGCTTGGAAGATTCAGTGGCGAAGCTGGCTGGGGGAGTTCGACAAGACTTGACGGCGGCAATCTGGATTTTGGCGTCCAGAGAATGTTCGCAAGTTCAATGTACAATGACAGGCTCCCGCAAGCAGCAGACAACCTTCTTTACTGGACATGCAACTGGTATTTCTTCGATGAAGCGAGACAGCTTCTGCAAGAGATGCACGGCTTCAAATACAACCGTCTTACGAAGAAACTGAGATTCACTGGTGAACTTCCAAAATTCTCTTGTGTGTTCCAGACACTCTGCACTATTCCGGACTGTGACTTGTTTGATGATGACTTGTTTTTCAGATACTGTGTAGCATTGTGCATGAAACACATGTCAAGGATTCTTGGCATGTTCCAATACAACCTGCCAGGGAACGTGACAATCAACTATGACATGTACGCGCAGTGGGGTGACACTGAAATGCAAGAGATAAAAGAAGAGATAAGTCAGATGAGACATTCAGTTTCATATTTCTATACAACATAAACAAAACTATGAAGATATTAGATGTTAACCAGTTTGTTTCCGAACGAATGCAGATCAAGCCAGTGACTAATGCAGAATTAGCTAAAATCGAGAAACAGACAAAAAGAATGAAGACAATACTGGCTCCAAATATGATTAAACTTATAGAAAAACGTCTTACAGCTGGCTATCCACTAAAAAAACAGAAATACATAAAACCCGCAAAGGTTAGTGAAGAAATATCAAAATTTGGTGATTGCTATGATAGTCGAGAATTACATGTAGAAAATATAGATGACTTTGTCACTGTTGCGAACAGATATGGCATGTATTGGCTGGTCTGGAATGTAGAAGTGTCTAGAATATTTGGTACAGGAACACGCAAAGAAAGCAGGCAAGTTCTTCTAACAATAGATGAGACAACTAATGACATCTATGTGTTACGCGGAAAAGATGCCAAATGGACATTAGACGACCGCATACCTGGTAAGCTTTATATGGAAAAACTATAAAAATTTAATATAATGAAAATATCAGGCACAAATCAATTTGTTTTTGAACGAATGAAGATCAGGCCAGTTACTAATGCAGAATGGGAGCAAATAGAAAAAGACATAAGCAAGAATCCATTTGGTTTGACTAAAGACGATTTGGTTGGATACATAGAAAAATTTCCAATGGGCGTTGTCGTCAAAATGTTAGAAGAACAGCAAAGACAGGGAAACCGCCCAAATGTCACATTATTTCAGAAATATGGATATTCTGGAACAGATAAACAGAGTGGAGGATTCACATGGGCTAGGTCTTCATATATAGGGGAAATAAGTCCATATGTATTTTGGAAAAGAGTGATGAAAGAAAATGACTTTGACCTGTTTTTTGAAGAATATCCCGAATACAAAAAATACAACTTAGACTAAGTTGAACGCAACTGAAAGCCAGTCAATCGACTGGCTTTTTCATTTTCTCAGTTTGAGTTTAAGTGGCCCGTCTTTGCAACTGAGCGACTTGTATGTTTCGTCTAGTTCTGTGTTGCTTATGTCAACCATTGATGAATACTTGTCGGCTTTCCAGTATTTACCGCTAAACACTGGCTCCACAAAATACATGAACAGTCTGCCATCAATGTCTCTCGCAATCCACACATTCATGACTCTGTCACCATTTTTCTTCAGGGCATTCTTCTGTTGCCCATTTTGCTTTCTTGCTGACATAGCAACCACAAACACCACAGCACCACTTTTCTTTGTCTAGAAATTCACAAGATGAACATCTGGCAAGTCTCTCGACATATTCTTCAAATGTGACGTTCTTGAAATGTCCGTAAACGACATATTTGAACAAAGCTTTTATGAATCTGAATATTCTTCTCATATTATTTCAATTTTGATGCTAAATCTTCAGTGAGTTTGTCGAACAATGTAGTGAGCAGAGCAAGCTTGTGGCTGTCTGTAAGTTTGACAGGACATGCATTCTGTGGTCCTTCGCCAGCCAACGCACGCTGCAAGTCGCCATGTTCAGCATACATTCCCCAGCCGCCATCGCCATCTAGCATTATGTAGTCTACTTCATCAAACCCGGGGATGTTGCCAACATACAAGCAGCCGTCTTCACAGTCGTCAAGGACATCCATTATGGCAAGACTTGCGTCAGCGAGACTCATTGTGTTGTCAAACATCTGCTCACAGATGAATTCGCTTGACTTCAGCACATGAATCCTGTTTGACTCAGCAAGAACGCTTTTGTCTGCTGAAAACAGTCTTGAGAAATAATACACTGCTCTGAACGCGAATGACTTGTCTTTTATGAACTGTTTGAATGCTTCTTCAGCTTTTGCTTCATCGCTGAACTTTATCTTGTATTTGCTCAAGTCTATCCCATCGACTGTTTTGTCACGTCCCTGCTTTTTGAGAAGAGTCTCTGCGTCTTTGTTGTTGCTCACTGCTATGCATATGTCAATGGGCGATGCGATGAAACTTCCGTCAGCAGTTGACTTGTCTACAACGATACACGCATATATGTAATTCTGTATGTCATGATCCAAATTGTTGAAATCTGTGTCTTTAAGTTCTTGTTCTAAGTCAGTGTCTGCTTTTTTCCGGTCAGAATATGTGTCGTAGAATTTCAGACGCTGGCTCTTTAGTTCTGAATCTTCATCAAGTGCTTTCGAGAAGTCATCTTCCGAAAAACCGTTCGCGAGTTCTACCAGATCTTTGAGTTTCACATCTTTGTTTTTGAACCATTGTGCTGGTTCACCATACTGTTCGATGAAATCGTTCAAGTCTTTCTGGTATTTCTTGTGTTCTGCTTCTAATGCAGCAAGTTTCTGTTCAGCATCTTTTTTTGCTTTCTCGTTTTTGCTCTCTTGCTCTTTTTTCGTCTTTTCATCTTTGAGCATTTTCGTGGTTTCATCGATGATGATGTCACTTGCTGTTATCTTTGACTGCAGCAGCATAAGTGTAGCCCATTCCCTGAGCATTTCAGATTTCTTAGAACGCTCTCTTACTTTCTCGATGATTGTGTCAAGCTTAGTCTTCAGAGCTTTGTCCATTGTCAAGAACAGCACACCGCTTTTGTTGTCTGACTTTTTCGTTTCATGGTTTGTGCTCACGCCTTCTGCCTCAAAGTCAAGATCGGTGGAAAGACTGTCTATGCCTTTGCAAAGCTTCACATCATCCATGTTTTTCGCGATGTTAAGCGCGCCATCTACAAAAGTGTTTATGTATTCGACACACATTTTCTTTATGTCACTCACACGTTTCATGTATCTGACACTTATGAGTTTGAAATATCCCTTTATCTGTGGAGCTTTGTCTACATATTTTTTGCTGTCTTCTGCTTCATTCAACGCGACAACACAATGTGGCATGTATCGGTCAAGTCTTTCATTTATTTTTTTCTGATAATCAACCATAATGTAATTTTATGTAGTATTTTGTTATATTTATATAAACAACAAAAATAAGATTATGAAGAATAAAGACATTAAGGGAGTTTACGGTTACACCGCTCTTCATGAGACAAACCAGAGACTGAAAGTGCATTTCAAGAATTACATCAAAGACTTGCTTGGTGAAGACATCACTAAGCATTACCGTTTCTATCCTGTCATAGGGTGTTTGAAAATGTACAAGCTTTCATTTGCCAAGAACGGCCTGCTTGCGAACATGCACAAGCAGTTTGACCGTGACACGAAACTTTCTCTTTCTGCGTATATCACGGAAGAAGAAAAAGAGAAACTTTTGGGAGCAGGCACAGTTGCCATCAAAGACGACATGTTTGACATGGAAATCTCCACAGTCGTTTCAGATGACACTGTCACTTTTCATGTGAATGTCTACAGCCACATAGAGAATATCGAAAAAGTGATTGGCGAAAAGCAAGAGCCACATCACGAATTGACTGATGTCAACGGGACTCCCATCAAGACTGGCGACCGAGTTCTTTACTACAAGCACAGTCTGAATATATCGGTGTTGAAGGGATATGATGAGAAGCATATGCTTATGGAAAATGGAGACTCACTCATCATTTATTCAGACAAGTGCAAAGACGTGCTTGTGGTAAACAACAAAAGAATCAATATCAATATAAAATAATTAGTTATGAAAATCCAGATTAGAAAAAACGTGTTTGAAACGAATTCGTCAACCTGTCATACATTAGTGATTCCCAAGAGAGAAATGATTGAGTCCGAATGGCCCATATCTGAATACAACATCAATGGGTTTGGAAGTCATTACACTTTTGGAAGAGGACTGCTTGAAATGCTAGACGACATAAACGGCAAGCTTTCATATGCATTCATGCTTATCTGCTATTATGAGCAGCACAAAGGACATTGTGCTAAAAAAGACAAGCCAGACATGATATCTGAAATCAACAAATGGAAAGATTTGATTCTTGGCTGGATTTCAGAAAGAGCAAGTTCTGAAAATGTCGTGAAAACTGCAAGTGACTTGCTTGACTGGCTTCGTGACATGATCATATATGACAAAAG